ATACAATATGGAGGTAAAAGCGGAAAAGGTAAAAGATTAGATATAGTATTTGAAACAGAAAAGTATAGATTTAAAATCAATATACGAAATAAACAAGGCAAATTGTATCCATCACATATAATGTGTGATTACAAAGCAAAGTAGTTATGGCACAAGACATAAAAAAGATAATAGCACAAGAGTACATCAAGTGTGCTAAAGATCCAGCATATTTTATGCGGAAGTACTGTTATATACAGCATCCTACCAGAGGACGTATATTATTTAATCTATACCCCTTTCAGGAAAAAGTACTACATCTTTTTAGAGATAATCAATACTTAATTACTTTAAAATCTAGACAGTTAGGTATCTCTACTCTAGCAGCAGCATATAGTCTATGGTTAATGTTATTTCATAAAGATAAGAACGTACTTGCTTTAGCAACTACTCAAGCAACTGCACGTAACTTAGTTTCTAAAACTATGTTTATGTATGACCAGTTACCTAAATGGTTAAAGCTGCCTGCAGTAGAAAAAAATAAACTATCTTTAAGGTTAAAAAATGGATCTAAAATTACAGCTAAATCTTCTAACGCCGACGCTGCAAGGTCAGAGGCAGTATCATTACTACTTATCGATGAAGCAGCCTTTATTGATAACATTCAAGAAACGTTTACAGCAGCACAACAAACGCTAGCTACAGGTGGACAATGTATGGCTTTATCAACACCTAACGGTATAGGAAACTGGTTTCACCAAACTTGGGATAAAGCAGAATCAGGTGAAAATAGTTTTTTACCTATTAAATTACCTTGGACAGTACATCCTGAAAGAAATCAAAAATGGAGAGAACAACAAGATCAAGATTTAGGTCCACGTATGGCAGGACAAGAATGCGATTGTGATTTCTTAGCATCCGGGGATACAGTATTTGAACCAGATGATATGATGTTCTATGAACAAACTTACTTAAAAGAGCCTTTAGAAAAAAGAGGAGTAGATACTAATTTATGGATTTGGGAAGGTGTGGACTATACTAAATCGTATATGGTAGTAGCAGATGTAGCTAGAGGAGATTCTGCTGATTACTCTGCATTCCATATTTTTGACGTTGAAACTTGTACACAAGTAGGAGAATATAAAGGCAAACTTTCACCTAAAGATTACGGAAACGTACTTGTAGGTATAGCAACAGAGTACAACCAAGCACTTTTAGTAGTTGAAAATGCAAACATAGGATGGGCTACTATAGAGCAGATAATGGAAAGACAGTATAGTAATTTATATTATAGCTCTACCTCTCAAATGGAAACAGTAGAATCATATATGTCTAAATTTGAAAGAGATAAACTAGTACCTGGATTTACAATGTCAGTTCGTACAAGACCACTTGTCATAGCTAAAATGATAGAGTATATTAGGGAAAGAGGTGTCACTATACAATCTAAGAGGTTAATAGGTGAAATGAGAGTATTTGTATGGAAGAATGGAAAACCACAAGCACAGATTAATTACAATGATGACTTATTAATATCATGTGCAACAGCATTATACGTAAGAGATACAGCATTAAGATTAAGACAACAGGGTATGGACTTAGCAAGAGCACAACTATCCTCCTTTCAGAATCTCAACGCAAAAAATAAAGCTGTAATGAAATCAGTTGGAAGTCAGCAAAATAATCCTTATCTTATAGATAACGGCTTTGGTGAACAAGAAGATATATCTTGGTTATTATAAAGGAGCTATTTATAATATATACTGAATCAAAATATTCATTGAATGGCAGATAAATCACTATTTGGAAGACTACAAAGACTCTTCTCTTCTGATGTAATCATTAGAAACATTGGAGGTACTGAATTAAAAGTAGCAGATGTTAATCAAATACAGACTACTGGAAATTTTGAAACTAACTCTTTAGTTGATAGATTCTCTAGATTACATATATATAATAATAAAAATTTATTTAATCCTAGCATTAATTACCAAACTCTTCGTATACAGTTATACTCGGACTATGAAGCAATGGATACAGACCCTATTATAGCATCAGCATTAGATATACTTGCTGATGAAGCTACACTAAAGAATGATATGGGGGAAGTACTATCAATAAAATCCTCAGATGAAAACCTTCAAAGAGTTCTTTATAATTTATTTTACGACGTATTAAACATTGAGTTTAATTTATGGTCTTGGGTTAGAGGAATGTGTAAGCATGGAGATTATTTCTTAAAATTAGAAATAGCAGAAAAATTTGGTGTATACAATGTACTTCCCTATACTGTTTATAATATGAACAGACACGAAGGTGCTGACCCAGAGGAACCATCTAAAGTTACTTTTACAATAGATCCAAATGGATTAGCATCTACTCAAGATCCTAACTATATTCCTAAAAGAGATAATAATGTTATAGCATTAGATAATTACGAAGTAGCTCACTTTAGACTTATATCGGACCACCAGTACCTACCTTACGGTAGATCCTTTATTGAACCAGCTAGAAAAATATACAAACAACTTACTTTAATGGAAGATGCGATGTTAATACATCGTATTATGAGAGCTCCTGAAAAAAGAACATTCTTTGTAAATGTAGGTTCTATACCTCCAGCAGAAGTTGATCAGTTTATGCAAAAAACTATCAACACTATGAAAAAGACTCCTTATGTTGATCCAAAAACCGGACAATATAATTTGAAGTTTAATATGCAAAATATGATGGAAGACTTCTATATTCCAGTTAGAGGTGGGGATGCTTCTACTAGAATAGAGACTACCAAAGGACTAGACTACGATGGAACAAATGATATTCAATATCTACAAGCTAAAATGTTTGCTGCTCTTAAAATACCAAAAGCATATTTTGGATATGAAGGAGATTTAAGCGGTAAAGCTACATTAGCAGCAGAAGATATTAGATTTGCTAGAACAGTCGAAAGAATTCAAAAAATCGTAGAATCTGAATTAACTAAAATAGCACTAGTTCATCTGTACACTCAAGGCTTTACAGGAGAAAGCTTAACAAACTTTGAAATAAAGCTTACTAACCCGTCAGTAGTATACGAACAAGAAAAAGTAGCACTGCTAAAAGAAAAAATAGATTTAGCAAATCAAATGAAAGACTCTAAGATGTTCTCTACAGATTATATATACGATAATATATTTAATTTATCTGAAGATCAATATAATGAAATGAGAGATTTAGTACGTGAAGATGCTAAAAGGACATTTAGAGTTGCTCAAGTAGAAGCAGAAGGAAACGATCCAGCAAAATCAGGAAGATCCTACGGTACACCTCACGATTTAGCATCCATGTACGGAAGAAGAGCTACATCAACAGAGAAAGGTGGAGGACCTGGTAGCGTCCCTCCTGGATATAACGAGATAGGGCCTGAAGGAGGAAGACCTAAAGAAAAAGCATCGATATACGGTACAAATAATGATCCAATGGGTGGAAGAGATAGATTAGGAGTTCACGGTATGCACGGAGGATTCGAATCAGACAATGAAAATGTTGCTGAAACAAACACAACTAAAGCTCAAACTATATATCATCAAATAAAAGATTCTTTTAATCAAAAGAAAGAAATGATATTTGAAGAGCAAAAAGAAACCACTTCTAAACTATTAGATGAAAATCAACTTAAAGATTTAGAGGACTAACCCATATTTATATATAGTAACCGTATATTATGAAGATAAAACATTCAAAGTTTAAAAATACTGGTTTAATTTACGAACTGTTGGTTAAACAAATAGCTGCTGATACATTGTCAAAGAATGAATCAGCCGCAGTAGGTATATTAAAAAAGTACTTCGGCGGAAATACTGTAATAGCAAAAGAGTTAAAACTGTACGAATATATACTTAAAAATAATAGCCTTAGCGAAGCTAGAGCCGAAACAGTAGTTTCTACTATAACAGAAATATCTAGAAAACTTAATCAAAAAAGTTTAAAGGAATTTAAATATAAGCTTATTTCTGAAATTAAAGAAAACTACAACATCGAAGACTTCTTCGCAATTCAGGTGAGAGATTATAAACCTTTAGCTGCTCTATATTGTTTATTAGAAGCACAAAATAATAATACCTTAGTTAACCCTGATTTTTTAGTTAATAATAAATTAACTGTATTAGAGCATTTAACATCAACAGAAGTTGATAAAGAATCAGTTAAAGATACATTGATAGAAGAATATTCTAAATATGATAAAGATTTAAGATTATTAACATATAAGATACTGTTAGAAAAATTTAATTCTAACTACAAAGACCTTCTACCAGAACAAAAAAATATTCTAAAAGAATTTATTACTTCGGTAAACTCTAAAACAAGGCTAAGGACTTTAGTTAATGAAGAAGTAGAGAAGATCAGAAAAGAAGTAGACATACTAGCAGATAAGATCAAAGACGAAGTAATAAAAATAAAATTACAGGAAGTAACTAAAGGTATTAAAACTTTAAAGAAAACTGATAAAATTAATGATAACCACCTTATTAACTTAATGCAATATTACGATCTAGTAAACGAAATGCGTAAACTATGAAACGTAGTAAATTAATTAAAGCAGTAAGAGAAGTTATAGAAGAAATGAGTACGACAGCTGGAGTAGGTGGCTATCAAACTCCATTTGCTTTTAAAAAAGGCAATAGCAAAAATAACGCAACTAAACAAGCTGAAAGGCTTGGTTATAAAACTGTGAAACAAAAAAAAAGACCTTATAACACTAAAATGTTTGATTATCTAGATGAAAACGTTAACTGAAAAATACAGAGGAGTACTAAACGAAACTTTTAATAAAAAGCAATTTGTTAGAGATGCTCGCATGGCATGGCCAAATTTAATATCTCAATTCAACGGATTTGAAGATACCATACAGATCCTTAAACAGAAAGGAATGATCTTTGAAGCTCCTAAAAAAGAAGTAGAAGTGCACAACTTATCTGATGAAGCGATAAGAAGGGGTACGGATTACGAACTTGAAGCTATGGGCTTGATGTCTCAAGATAAAATCTCAGAAGAAGACCAGGTGAAAGCTAAAGATAAAGCAATTAAAAATTTAGAAAAAGATTCTCTACACTATATTAATATATTATCAGGAGAATCTTCTAAAGTAGATAAGCACGATAAATCTGTTGAAGCTAAAAAAGGAAATGAGGTAGATACTTTCAACGGGATGAAAAAAGCTGAACTAAAAGAGAACTATACTAAAGAAAAGCTACTAAAAAGATTAGGTGATGCAGACGATGCACGCATTCAAACAGGAAATGGAAGAGAGTATATAATTTATAATCCTAATTCTAACAATGACGACAATGCTGCAATGTGGCATGATACTTCAGTTTTTGCTTTAGATAGAGACGGAGGCGAGCATGAAATAGATTATACAGATATAGGATTGGTTATGGTACAAGAAAGTAACCAAGAAGAATCAATTGCTAATTTTATTATTAAACATTATACAAACCCTAAAACAGGTAAGAGTATAATTGATGATGAAATTATAGGTGACTTTTTCAAAACTCACCCTGAATCAAGAAACCAAGAACCTCAAGATGCATTAGACAACTTTGAAGAATTCTTATCAGTAAATTACGAATTACCTGGAGACTACATGCAAGAAAAAGTTGCTAACTCTGTAGAAGACGTAATCGACCCAGCAGACTATGGAGCAATTGGAGCTGGATATCTAAAAGGGTTTAATAGACCTCATTCACTTAACCTTGATCAATTAGAAACGTTAGGAAGAAAAGTAGTAGACAGCCTCTATAAAGGAGACTTTGATGCAGCTAAAGCTAAATTTGTAGGTGAAGCAGCGATAAATGTAGAAGATGTAACACAAGAAGCTATGTCTGATCAACAAATGAAAGATATAGAAAAGTACGGTCAAGAGGATAAGGTAGTTAAAGTATTTAAACCTGGAGATAAATTCTCCACAGACTTTGATTACGAAGGTATGTTAGAGTTTGGATTAAAAGTAAGACTTAACACACCTATTAATACCCTACAAGCTTTATTTGACTCATTTGAAGATGTAAACTATCACTCAGAAGGAAGCCATTTATCTTATGCAATAGATGCTATAAAAGAAAGAGATAAAGTTGAAGCTTTAGATCATTTAAGAAGCTTTAAAAAAGCAATTAAGAATACATTAGTCAGTTTTAATGAAGGAGCTGATCCTAATAGGAATCAACTAGAAGAGACAGAAGCAGTAATTGATGAAGGTAGAGGAGATTTAGATACTATCGTAAGAGTTATTACTGATATGGCTAATGAAGACGGTACAACACCTAAAGAGGCAGCTCTAGAAGTAATAGAAGCACTTAGAGATTACTATATTATAGATGCTTATGACGAAGGAGTTGTTAATGAAGGAAGAAAATCCAAAACATACGGCAAGATATCAGAAGGTAGAAGAAAAAAATCTACTGGAGGTAAAGTTGTTACTGAAAACGATTATGAAACTGGAGGATATGTTGAAAGTATGGGACCTTTATTTGATAAAGGTGTTAACCTGTTAATAAAAGCTTGGGAAGAGTGGAAGATGGGTCCAATGACAGAGCCGGGTATGATAGAATTCGCTAAAAAAGACGTACTTAATTACTTAGAAACTCAATTTATGGTTGAGAATCTAGAAGAAAAGAAAGGAAAAGATCACGATGGTGATGGAGATGTAGACGGAGACGATTACATGGCAGCAAAAGATAAAGCTATTAAGAAAGCAACAGGTAAAGATAAAATAGTTAAAGAAAATATTAAAGCTATTATTACTAAGGTACTAGAAGAAGGTACTATAAATGAAGCAGCAACTAACGAACTAGCTAAATTTGCAGAACAGTACGGAGGATTCGCAGGAATGAAGCAAGCTATTATTCAACTACAAGACGTAGTAACAGATATAGAATCATATTACGACAAAACAAGAAATAAGATACAGAAAGTATACGATACATTGGGTGATATTAGAAATGAAGAAGGATTAAAGGTTGGAGGTTTTTTAGCTCCTTCTATTGAATCAGCATTTAATAAAGACCTAAGACCGGTTACTAAAACAGGATTTACTAAAGGGTTAGATACACCTAAAGTTAAAGTTATATCTCAAAGAGATATAGACAGAAACAACTCAGGTGAAGCTCCGCTAGGTGAAGATGAAAAACCAACAGTATTCTCACCTCCTGTAAACGGAACATTAAGAGAAGGTAATAAACAATAACTATGGCACAACTATTAATAGAAGTAACACCATTTAACTCTATACTAAAGGAATCAAAAGAGAAACCGGGGGTATATGAGGTTGAAGGTATTATGCAAAGAGCAGTATCAAAAAACCAAAATGGTAGAACCTATAGTAAGGCTATTTTAGAAAGAGAATCAGAAAAGTACATTGAAGAGTTTGTTAAGAATGGGAATGCATTCGGAGAACTTGATCACCCTGAATCTCCAATTGTCTCCTTAAAGAACGCCTCTCATATAGTAAAAGAGTTATGGTGGAAAGGAAATGACCTTATGGGACGTGTAGAATTACTTAATACACCAGCAGGAAATATTGTAAAAGAGATAATTAAAGCAGGACATACCATCGGTATTTCCTCTAGAGGTACAGGATCAGTTAACCAGACCAACGA